TTCCATTGTATAATGAGCAAACAAGGCCATTAGCGGGCGGTCTCCCTTAACCTGATAGTTCCCCTGAATCCAACATCCAAAAAGTTGGATGCGGCAGGCTGTTTAAATTCAAAATCTTTTTGCCATATGCATTCATATATATCCTCATACCATGATTCATACCACGCCGTACCGGTAGGAAATGGGGCAAACACAAAAGCACCCCTGTCATCATACAGGTCAAGCAAGTCAGCAGTTTCTGTTTTGTCCCAGTAATTAAGCCTTATATCAGCAGAGAAATACTCATCTATAATATATGAAGCCCACCCCCCCCCAGATAACTCATGCACGAACTCACGCCGGTCTAATTTTGCTTTATAACTTCTTGCATCAGGGTTTCTGCTCAATTCAACCCTTTTTTCCAGTAGCCATATTTGACCAATTTTCTTCTCCTCATTAGCCGATATTGTAGTTGTGGCATCAATAAAAACCGAAGTACAGGCTTGTGTTGAAAACTGCAAAAATAAACTCGTGCTGCTGTTCTGTGTCCAGAGTGATGTAGTAGTTTCTGTTGTGCTTGTAAAAGTAAAGGTATTGGCAGAATTGGAATTGTAATACAGTCTAAATCCTTTTAGGTTTATGTTTTGTAATACTATTCCTGTCAGGTTACGGCTGCTTGGAAATTCAATCCCGATGGTATGTCCTGCCGTATCGTCACCCTTACCCACGCTGCTATATTGATCAGCCTCGTTTCTGTCAAACAGGTTATACACCGAACCCGTCCCGCTATCCACTGTAACCAGCGTAGTAGTGTTAAGAAAGTTTGTTTTAAAAAAGCTAAATTCACTCATAAGAAATTACTCAGCCTTAAATTTTTGTCTTGTGCTAATCTTGTTAACGCCCTGTCTATTTCAACCGCTGCCTGTTCTGGAAACTCCTCTGTTGCTACAAGTGTTTCAACCTCAAATGTAACATTTATAATATTACCCATGCCCCCTATTTTTTCCATTGCTGCTTCGTTTTCAAGTGGCAGTATTGCCTCACTTCTTCCACCCTCACCGGCTTGTATCAGGGTTCCTGATGGACTACCGGGAATCACCCCCCCCTCGGCGGCAGCAGGCGGTGGGGTGCTTCTGATTATGGCGATCTTGGCGGCTCCCAATGCGGTAGCTGCGGCGGCAGCAGCAACGCCAAGAGCAGGCCCGACAATCGGTATACCAGCCATTGCCTTATATGCTCTCATTGCGGCAACGGGAGTGTCTATCATGGTTTGCGCAATGTTTAGTTTCTGCTCAGTCTCAAAGGCCTTTATTTTTAAAGCTAATTCTTTGGCTTTAGCTTCTGCCTCAATTTTCTCTTTTCTCTTTTGAAACTCCTCTAGTATCTGTGCCTTTTTCTTTTTGTCTTGAGCCTCTTTTATCTGGTCTTTGAGTCTTTTCTTATCTTCCGCTTTTGTGGCGTCTGATAACTCTTTTTGTAGACTTGCTATCCTTGCATCTGCTTGCTGTACTGCCGTTTCATCAGCAAGTCCCTCTTGTTCTAGTTTCTGTTGTAACTCCTCGTTTAGAGAAGCAAGTCTTTCATCTCTTTCAACATGAAGTCTTTCTATGTTGTTTTGTGTATGTTGTTTAAATAGTGCCCCAATCTGGCCGAGGGTGCTGGATGTGAAAGATGCAAGATTTAGCATTCCCTGCTTGAAATCTTCCCTGAATTTCTTTTCGGCTTCCATTGCCTTTAGTGCAGCTTTTTCCTGCTCCTCTGCTCTCTGTTTGGCGGCCTCCGCTGCCTGTTTTTCTGTTGCTATCAACCCAGCATTTGAATCCTTCTTTTTCTGAACTAACCCTGCACTCTGCCTTGCAAGCTCTTGTTGCTGTTGAATTTCTTTTGCTCTTTGCGCTTGTATTTGTGCAAAGTGAGCAGCACCTTCTGCCGTATTTCTGAAAGCAATATTCGCTTCAAGGTTTTGTAATTTTAATGCTTGCTCGTGTGCCTTATATGTCTTAACTATTATTTTTTGGGCTTGCGTTCTTATCGGATTGCCAGACCTAATTAACTCATTATATTCTCTTTGTGCCTCATTAAAATCAGATTGCCCACCTTGAGCAACCAGCAATAACAAATTGGCAGCTTGTACTGCTTTTGCAACCTTGACAAAACCCTTTGTCAAAAAGCCCAATACTTCAGCACCAACCTCACCAAGTGTTTCAAAGACAGCCCCCATAAAACCACCTTCGGCGGTAATTATCTTAAAAGCAGTGGCTAAATCGGTTGCAGCAGGCAACATCTCTTTGCCCATTTTGGCCATAAGGTTTGTGGTGTTAGCGTTAATTGCCTTTAGTGTATTAGCATAAGAATCAGAAGTTCTGGCCATGTCACCAATAGCAGCGGTACTACCCTCTACCATAAGCTTATATGCAACTTGGGCTTTTGTGGCGGCATCTACAACACCCTTGCCATCCCACAAACCCTCTGCCCTTGCCCGTTCTTTAATTACTGTTTCATTAAGAACAATACCGTACTTTTTCATGGTTTCAAAGTTACCTACAAGAGCACTTTGCATATCCGCCATAACCTGGGCAGTAGGCATGTTGTTAAAACTTCCAAGGTCGGCAGAAAGTTTCACCACATTGGTTGACATATCAGCAGCTTTATCCGATGCCATTCCCATAGGCACCAGTAAATCCTGAACGGCTGATAAATTCCGCCTTGCTTCTATTTCCGACATTGCATAAGACTCAGTTAAACTATCAACCGCATCTGCTGCAACCTCCATATCTGTTGCAAATACTACATTAAATTTTGAGGTAACCTCTTCTAACTCTGAAGCGACATCAATGGCTTTCTTGTATGCCATTACAAGGGCACCACCAATAATTACCGCAGCCTGTTTCCACCCGAAGTTAAATTTTTTAATGCTCTTAGATTGAGTTTTAACTTCTTTACTGGTATCTTTGAGGTTCTTGTTTAGCTTTTTTAAATCCTTTTGTGCTTTGTTTGTGTCGGATTTAACTACTAGCGTTATCTGTTCCGCAGTTGCTGCCATTGTTGCCTCTTAATATTTGCCATATACTCACTTACAGTCTTGTCCTTTTTGGGATCAAGTCCGTGTATAGATAAATGAAAAGCCCTATCTTTTATCTTTTCCTGTAAATATATTTTCAATATCTCCTGACCCCGAAGGGTGTCAAGCCGCCTGTACTCTCTATCCGAAAATCCAAGCGACTTGAATATATAGTAAATCTCAATTAAGCTGAGTTTCCCAGATTCTTATCCTCACCTACGAGTAACTTTGGAGTTAGTGCTGATAACTCATTCATTTCGGGATTAGTAACATTATACTTAAACCTGTTTTTTGTGATAAACGGCTTTAGTCCATACCACTGCCTTTTTAGCATTGCCCAGTATAAATCTACCAACATTTCCCGTTGTTCAATCAAACTCTGGTTCTCAAGAGCATCAACATCATACTTCTTGTATAAATCCTCGAAATGCCCCCAGCTTGGATTGATTTCAAATTGTTTTCCTGCAATCGTTATTTTCATTTTTATTATCCTTGTTTTTAGTTATAATCTGCTGTGCCGTTGTATACCTGCATCTGAATGTCATACGACTTTTCAGAATCATACAGGCAACTATATTCCAGTTCATTCTGAACTATTCCCATGTCGCCAATCTCTGGCATTGCTGGTGTATTACAAAAGCACCTCGGCAGGTTAATCCACATTGAGTAAGTGGTATTTCCTGCAACCGCCCCTATGGTTACATCAGAAACAATCTGAATCTGTATGGCTGTTGCGGTTTCGTCTCTTGCCCTTGCATAAGCAGTAATGGTGTCCCACCTCTGAGACATCGTCAGCATTACTTCTCGTCTTGTAGGTGGCAGTACACTCAATTGATTAGTTCCCAGTCTCCTTGCTGGTGCGTCTGATACAAGGTTGTTGTTGATGGTTAATTCAAAAGACTGTACTTGCTCAGCGGACACATTGGTAATTGAATCACCAGAAAGTACACTAACCATCGTGAAATCCTGCGGTACTACTGTTGAAAAACTGGCAGTCAATGAATCGCTTGTAACTGTTGCAGACTTTCCAACTAATTCAGCGGAAATCATGCAAAGTCCTCCAACCTCTGCCTTAATGGAAAGAGTATTAACCCTCATCCCGTTAAATTGAAACGCATCAAAAGAGGCATTGGTTTGTTGTGCATCAAGCAAACCTCCCTTGACTACAGTAATGGCCAACGAACTAGTATTAGTTCCTGCCGTTGCACTTATTTTATTATAGGTCATATCTCCAGTTGAAATAGTATGGGCCCAGCAATCTGCAGCTATCGTCTTTACCCCAATTGTTCCGCCCATTGCCTGACCTATCAGGTAAATCAAAAAGTCACTCTGAACCTGAAGAGGTGCTTCCAAACTTCCGGTAACTTCTTCGTCCAGCATAACCCTCTTCTTAAAAGCCCTGCTGTTGTTTATACTTTCAATCTTCTGCTCAGTAACATTTTTAACAAATGCTTCTGAATCAAACTCCACAAAGCTGGTTGCCGTTACATGGGTACCTATTGATACCTCCGGAGCCAGTCCTATAAAAGAATATTGTCCTAGCCTGTGATCTTGTCCTAGTGCCATTATTCGTTATTCTCCTCTGTTATAATTTCGTCAGGTTTTGCTCTTGCTCTTGTTTTCACTTCTTCATATATTTTCTTGTGACCGTTTTCTTGCCTCAGAAAAAACTTTGCTTCTTTTTCGGTAACCTTAAACTCGTCACCATAATTCAATTCTATCCCATTCGGGTAACTCGGCAGCCGGGGGAAATACACCCCCCTCCTGTCAAGACATCTTAATTTTATGCGGTGTCCAGCCATTGTTTAACATCCTCCGGTAAATAATTTACAATAACCTCTACAGGTTCAGTGGTGCCCAGTGCTTCTTTTAACTGGTTCTCATCTCGGGTAACTATTGACTTGAGCCGTGATTGTGCTATCTGTTGCTTTTCCTGTAGTGTAAGCTTACGCCTTTTATATAATTTCAACATTGTCTCAAGGTCTCTCCAGGGCATATTCAGCATCCCATGAAGTGAGCAATCATAAACCTTAATACCTCTCATTGCTAAATTTTTGTTATAATCTCCCAACCACCTAACAGAAAAGAAAAGGTTTTGAGAAGTATATACAACCCTGCCATTTCTATCAAACTGATTTAGGTGTTTCATCCAATATCTTTTAACAGTATCTCCGCCGCTATAATAATTTGTATCGTCACTCCAGCAATAATCATATCCGGCAAGAAGGTATCTGTCATAACCTAAAACCTGGGTACTGAATAGCACCACAGAGTTTCCGACATTGCTGCCCGCTGGAATTAACTCCTGGCACCCTGACAACTGGGAAAATTCTACCTCGCTCTGGATATTGTCTTTATTAACGAAATATATTACTTTTCCTTTCCAGTTCATCGACCAATCTGTATTTCCCGTAACATTCATAAACAAAATTACATCTTCTGTATCATCAATATACGGCTTGCACCACTCCTCATAATTTACTTTGGCATCGCAAAGTATAACATAATCCGGCTTAATACCGTTATCCATCAAAAATTTATACGACTTATCGACACACAGGATGTCAACCTCGTCTCGATATTTTTTAATAACATCAACTTGCTTTTCAATGCTTGGTGATGTTGCAACGCAAAGCAGGGTTTTGCCTACTCCTTGGTGTAACAAATCTCTTTGGCTATTTCCGTCCGCCCTGTACTTCTTGCCGTTTTCTATGGCATGGCTCCGCCATACTTCCGCCCATTGATTATAAGCGCTCTTGCTCTGGTTCAATACTTCTTTTTCTGACATCATAGTAGTTTAATTTCCTTTTTTCATTAAGTTGTGTTTTTTACTTCTGCTTGAATTGTAATCCTTGAAACTATATTATAAGCCTGATCGTCATTATCAAGACTGGCAAACTCAGTTCTTAAAGACCGCTGAAATGCGACAGTATTGGTTAAATCTATTTTGTTTCTAAACATATACATTAAGTTTTGACAAAGCCTTATGTTTTCCATGTGGGCGTTTTGGGCAGCGTAGCCCTCTACATCAGAACCCGCCCCATAATTTGTAACCGGTACAATGTCAAATGAAATAACAGAATCTCTTTTGTTTGTAGGGCCAAGTGTACCCGGCTCCTCGGTAACATCGTCAAGTTCAACATATATTCCGTGATGAACACCGGCAGGCAGGGGAACATGGTCATGCATATTCTTACAACCCTGATAAATACGCCCTACAGTCCTGTTTAAACCCGCCTTTAAATTATATGTAGCTGTGGTCGTATTGTTCTCGTTTATCAGCGTCTTAAGTTTAGTTAATATGTCTACATAAGATATAGCCATTATGCTTTTGCTCCGTCTACCCAGTATCTTAGAAAAAACTGGTTTATGGATTTCCTTGCCCGTTTATCAAGATACATAAACTCCCTTTTTTGCATCCTAAATCCTTTTGCGTATTTGGTAAAAATCTTCTGACCACCGATATACATTTTTAAAAACTTTTTCCTTCTCGGCTTTCTTGCTGGTACATTACCGCCAAAGTTGTGAATACCTGCATAGGGACTTCTGGTAAATACATGAGCCTCTTTTTTAAGACTTCTAAAACTAATTGAACTTCTAAGCGTTCCGGTATCCTGTAAAACTTTCGTACCGCCTCTCAATTTTGGCTCAGTAATGCCCGGTGCCCAGTGCACTCTAGGGTTTTTAAGTCTTGGCCACGTTTTCCCGCCTTTTCCTTTCTCATCTCGAAAATGCTTCTGGACATTTTTCCAAGCCTTAGTTGCTATTACATCCATAGCGGTTGACGGATTAGAAACCCGCTTCTGCAAATCCCTAAAACGCTTCTTGGCCTTTTCCGCCTTAATTGTAATACTTAAAGACATTAACTTCTATCATCCTCAATAGAATCTAATTTGTCATCATCAACTTTCCATTCTGTCGGCCCGTCCTCGTCAAAAAATGGCGTATAGTTTTTAGTATTGCTGTCAATCAAATCAAATACATTGGTTGCCCGTTCTTCTATCAGGCTTCCGGCAGTATTCAGCAAGTCCATTTCACCATCACGAATCTGGTCAAGCATCTCAATGGCCATTTTAAACTTGTCAGTCCATTCATTATCGTTCTGGTTATCACCACTGAACTCTGAACGATAAGTAAACCAACTAGCAATATCCTCGGATAAAGTCTTGCACAATGGCGGAACGCTTCCGGATGTATCAAACTCGCTTACATCATAACGGTTGCCAATCTTAGCGTTAATCAGGTTGTCAGCCCTTGAAATGTGCGAGTCTATGCGAGCCTGGTTCTGTGTCCACCCCTGTGCCCCTGAACTTTGAGGAAGTCCCGGCAACAGTGTCACAATAGTTGTGTTAGTAGAATATGGCATTATAAAGTTTGTTTCCCCAGTTTAGTCAGTTTTCTAACTCTATGCTCAACCTTCTTTTTCGTGCTTTTTCCTACCGGCTTGTATACAGTAGTAATAATTATCTTATTTCCTACTCTTTCCTCGGTTATAGACTCAACGCCATCAGGAAGTTCCTTCTTTTCCTTTTTCTTCTTGGCCTTTTCTGCTTTCTTTTCCCGGGCTTTCTTGTCTCGTTCGTCACGCCTTTTTATGGCGTCAATTTTAGCTTTTCTGGGTGTGGGAATTTTAGCCTCTTCTGTCTTTGGCTGCTCTTCTTCAACCTTAATTTCCTCTTCCATCTTTTATCTCCTTCATTTTGCCCTTCTTAACAAACCCAAACTTAACCATGTCAACACCCCTGTTGCTTATCAACCTCCTCCCATTCTCACCAGAAAAAGCCTTTGCAACTCCAACACATTTATGCTTTATAATTCCGTTCTTGTATTCCGTATGCTTAAAGAATTTCCATTTGTCAGCAGCAACCTGCTTTTCATCTTGCCACTCTTTTTTAATCTGGTCTTTGGCGTATTGGTCTTTGTGTACTTTGTTAAGATTATTAAGTCTTTCAAGTTCTTGTGCGTCTGCACCTGTTATTTGTTGTTCCACTTTTGTCTCCATGTTTTTAATATCAGGGCAGGGCTTTCACCCCACCCTGTTAAATAGCTTTCTAGCTAGAAGTTACAGACTTAAGCAGGTATCCGCTTGTACTTGCAAATACTTTGGGCTTAAACCATGTGTTAACTTCAATTACATCGGCATCTTTCGGATCAAGTGACTGGTCTTTCCATCTCTTAACCTGCCAGGGTAACCCGCCGCCCCTCAGCCTAAGAATACCGGCAGCACTCTTAGTCTTGAGTCTTGGTGTAGTATCCATGTAAGCAATCAGCGCATGGTTTCCCCAGATGTTTGTGAGTGACATTGTCTGTCCCTCATCCAGTGTGTTATACATAGCAGAACCGACATATATTTTGTCAAGGTCAAACATTGACGCCATAAGTTGGTCAGTCAGTATTCCACGCTGCGTATACTTAATCCGGTCTATAATGTTAAGGTTTTCTTTCAGAGAATCACGCCCGTCCTGATCCGTTATCATCACATTGGCAATAGCACCAGCATAACGCTTAATGTAAGAAGTTACTGAAAGTATCTTCTGTACCGGGTTACTGGTGGTGGTATTATATTTGAATGATGAGTTTGTATCCAGGCTTTCGTTGTTTGCAAAAGAGGTAGTTGTAAAAAGCAGATTGTGAACTTCTCTTTCAAGCTCTATCTGAATTTTATCAGTCAAGTCCTCAACATTGTCCCTTTCCAGTTGAAACACATCATCCGTGTTGTTCTTGTCCCTCGCCGTTATAATTGCTTTCAGCGAGTGCAGGTTTACATGGTAAGTGCTTGTGGAAGCTTCAAACTCTATTTGCTTTGACGGGCTTCCATTTGCTCGGATGGTAGGCTCATTCCGATAGTTGTTGTCATAAATCCAGTATTGCCCGGACTCCTTGTCAACCATCATATCGGGGACAGCTTTATCCGCTATGTATTCTGCATTGCTATATCTTACAGACAGGTTTGAAAGTGCCCTGTCTAATCTAAAATTACCTTTCAGTGGCATAATCTAAACCCTCCTTTTATGTTATTCCGATTGAACCGACAAGGCTCATATCATAAAGTTGCGGGTTCAAGAATACAGAAATTACACTGTTAGTGCTTCCGTTTTCCATTGCCCTTCCAAGTACAGTTACTTGATTTGATACGGTTCCAGCGACGCTGCCGGTATAACCGGAGCATCCAGAAGCACCATTATCAAGGTTTATTATTTTCCCCCACATGGTTGCAGTGCTCACACCGTAATAGGTGGAGACAAATGATCCAACAGGAATTGACTCAGCGCATACAGCCTTAGAAATTCCAAACAGTCTTACATCGCATGTTTCAGCAGATTCAGACAGATAAGTCTGGTTAATTCCTATTGCATACCTTGTGGCTGCTGTAAAGTCGGCAGTTCCGGTTCTTGCAGCATCAAAAGTCCAGTTGCTCCCCGCTGTGTCGCCACAGATAGAAACAATCCTATATTGTGAGGTAGTAGTTTTAAGATTGTCAGCTATGTCACCACTGACATCATATTCTTTTCCAGTTCCTTTTACAGCCATTACTCGTTACCTCCATAAGTTTTCTCAAATGTAACAGCATTATAAGCCTCGCCATAATCAGAGATATCATTCTCTTTCATGTATTCCTTGATTTCAGTATCAAGGTCTTTTTCCGGCTCATCTTCTTTTGCGTTAGTGTAAGTCTTTTTTGAAGTTTCCCCGGGTTGTCCAACCTCGTCATCAATAACGGGCTTTTCGTCCGGCTCATTATCAATAATGCCCTTGACTATATCCATTCTGGATGAGTATTCTTTGACATCATTGTCGTCTTCTTTGGTTTCGCCAAGCATAAGAGCTTTGAAACCGTCAACCTGTGCAGGGGTTATTTTCCCGCCGTTAACATACTCTTTCAAAATAGAGTCAACTTCAGAGACTTTCTTTTCGTAGTTAATCTTTTCAATTTCTGATTTTAAATCTTCGTTTTCTTTTGCAAGAAGTTCTTTTTCAGTGTTATGAGCATCCGTCAAATCATCGATTTTCTTGTCATACTCTTTTATCTGAGTCTGCATTTCTGCAATTTGTTTTTCAAGATTTTCCATGTCTATCTCCTGAATTTTATTAGTATAAATTTTAATATCTTCGTTATCTTCATTGTCTATGCCATACAGGCTTATCAGCCCGTCTATGTCAGTATTAGCGGGCAGGTCACTACCAAGCAATGCAACATGGTCAAGCACATTTTTGTGCTCAATACCGTTTAAACTCAGTTTCGGGTAAATACCCGGTGAAAACCTACCAAACGCCTGCTTGTCAATTAAATCTGCAACTTTCTTTGGTACGCTTTTAAAATCAGTAATCAAAGTATTGCCGTCCCTTTTGAGGTTCTGTACCCATCCAAGACTTGCCATCTGTGTAGCACTGGCAGAATCTGTCTTGTTGTGTGTCAACCTTAATCTAGGCTTTACTTTACTTCCAACTTTGTTAAATGTATCAACAAGTGAATCCAGGTATTCAGGTGTTATATTATCACCACCCTCGTCACTTCCCCGGCCTTCCCATATACCAGTTGAGAAAATCGGTACATTGTTAATGTCTACGGTTTCCACTATACTAACCTCCTTTTATGAAAATTAACTCCATATCAACATTGGCAGCGGTAGCACTCGCAGCTCCCGAAACCTCGACCCATATATCGGTTAAAGGAGCAAATCTTAAAGGCGCCGAAAATGTGACATCCCTGTATCCCGGCCCGTAGTGAGTAGTGTAAGTCTTCTTCCTTATTCCGTCAGAACCTTGCTCATAAAGACTGGCCTGATAAACAACGGCAGAACCATTACCGCCCATACCTATCCTGTTTACATAACAAGTATATGTTGCAGGCACATAATATTTCCCGTCTTTGTTTACAGAATCACCAGCAGGGATTATGGCAAATACAGAAGTGGTCGCTTTAGGTACGCCCGCAGCAGTAGACCCGGCATTCTCACTTAAATACATAACCCCGGCATTTTTACCGCCTGACCCTACAGAATTAACAGACATTCTATTGACTCTCAAATACTGGTTTGCGGTTGTCTCGGGTGTAGTACCATCAGGAACAAGCGTCTCGCTTAACTGCGTACCGCTTGCAGCAACGCCCTCGATAAATACCGATCTTGCTCCGGTTCCAGCAGTAGCATCACCTGCATCACTACTGGTGAGCCTCATATATTGAACGGCAGCAGGAGTGGTCATGCCATAACTATTATCTTCTCTAATCAAACTCGCTGTACCTGATATCGTAGAACAGAAAGCAGGCACAACAGTTACGGTATGGTCTGCAAGCCCTCTCTTTATTGCAAATTTATAATCCATATATTCTGGATAAGCCATATTAAACCTCTTTAATTACCAATTGTGTTAAAGCCCCTTTGTCATTACCCCTGACCCATATATCGCTATTTGGCTCAACAATAAAAGGCGGCTTAAATTCATATTTTCCAAAGTTACCTATTTTCATAAATTGCTCATTTAATCTCTTTACATATATTTCAACACCGGCACTGTTTACCGATGTTATGAAAGCCCGCTGGTTATTTCCAACTGTATAATAACCGCCCGCTAATTCACCATTACGATTTGCTACAATAACATTTTTCCCGCTTAATACATCAACACTAATTATCCGCAACCACTTACCCATGGGTAATATGCCGGTGCTCAGAACAGCCTCTTGCTCGATACGGTTATAGTCGGGGTCAATACCTGTAATCCTGACCCTGGCTCCCGCTTCCGCTTCCGCCGTGTGTGCAATCGCTTCATCTTCAAAAGGCCAAGTGCTAGCAGCACCGAACACATTAGCAGTACCATAATTATCAATACCCCCGGCAACAGCAAAATAAAAGTCAATATTGGTTTCTTTCGGCTCACCTAGCAACTTTCAGAAAACCCCCTTTTTCTTTTACGATGTTCTTATCAACACCCTTGAAGTCAAAACCTGCTTTTGTCTCGTCTTCAACTTCATCCTCAAATACCGGCTCCATTATTGATCTGCAATTAAAATGATTTGGAGGCCAGATATTACTTGCTTCATCTGCTGTATAAATTTTACCCGTTGATTCAGAATCTAGTTTTTTACACAACTCAGAAGTACGGCCGTCAAGAATAGCATTGTACTTATAACCGCCTATAAACTCACCCATGCCCTGCATCTGCTGTTGTCTGCCCTTGTTAAATGCATCAAATACATTTGTCCTTATTATCGTCTCTACTCTGTGGGGTGCTTCTGCTCTTGCCCTTGCTACCCACGGCTCAAGTTCATCAAGCAGCATGGTTTCAATTTCATTTATTCCAGCACCGTCTGCTATACCGTTTATCAGTATCCCCTGAACCTTGCTCAATATCTCGGCATCTTCATTACCAGTTATCCAAAAAGCTTTGTTTATAAACATTTCCACAACTTCATCATTATTCAACTCTGTAATATCACCAATTGCAAAATCCTTTCTAACAGCAACACTCTCTTTTCCAAGTTCATACGATTCTCGATATAGCTTTTTCATGGTGTTATTAACTATACCCATGTTTCTTAATGACAGCTTGTTAATAGCCTCGAATTTCTTGTTCTCAATTATCCGTTTCCGCTTTATGTCATCTAGTAGTCCGTTAATGACTATTCTGAAATTACCCTGTAATATCGGCACATACTTTTCCTGTAGTGCATCTGTATCGCGCTCTATTTTCTTAAAATTCGTCTTCGCCTTTTTTCGAAACTCTCTTTTCTTGGCCTGCCCCCCCTTCTCCTTTTTCTCATTATCGCTTTTATTAAGTCCGGGGCTATCTCGTCTATCATCAGCAGGATTGTTGCCTTTATCATCTTCCACTTGCTTATTACTGTTCTTATCATTGCTTCCCTCCATCATCACATTGCGCATTTCTTCTTTCTCTGCGTTAATGCGGTCAAGTTCTTCTTGCTCTATTTCGGGTGAATCAACCTGGTTTAAGAACCAGTTTATATGTGTGTCGGTTATCGGTATCTTGCCACCGTTTACAGCTTGTAACCAAAGGTTTAAATCCTTCTCTTTTCTGTATTCGTCCACAAGATGAAAGTTGAATTTGGCAGTAACAGAATTACCCCAATTCCAGAAGGTAAGCGGCTTAATTATGGACTTGTTTATCTGTGCTTCAAGTCTCCGCCTTTCCTGCTCAATCACCGTGTAGAATATTCCGAAGTGCTCCTTACCCAGTGCATAAGACCCGCCGCTTATCTCGTCACCACCAAACCCGACCAAATCAGGAACAAGCATCTTTCTGGCAATAGTCATGTTGTAATGGTTTATGGCTTTTTGGAAGTCAGTCTCGCCGCCCTTGCCGGTCTGCTGGAGCAATTCAACTATAAACTCGTCAGGCTTAACAATAGAAGTCTTGGCCTGTATATTTTTGAGGATTTTCTTTAGAATATCTTTGTGTTGAACCATCGCTTGAGGATAAGAACCCATAACCGTAGGCATACCAAACCGCTCAAGATAAATATTCCAAAACTTTCTGATAGCACCCTTAGACCACCATGCAGTATATACACCGAGGTTGATTTCTGACTGCCCATAGGGATTTTGAAACTCGCCGTTGTGGATGTAGTGAATGAATTTAACAGGGTCAACAGGAAAAAGCCCTTCAGCACCGTCCTGCCTTATTTCTGTAATATTGCCGTGCTTGTCCTGGTCAAACTCGAAACCGTGAGGAGCACGAGTCTTGAGGTCTTTTAAAAATATCTTACCGCCATCCATCCCGAAAATACGCTCGGTCATAGAAAACCCATAATCCATAGCAACCAGTATCTCAAAAAGCTTTCTCTCAAATACTTCTGGTAAACCTTCTTTCAGATTAAATTCAAAAAACTCCTTTACTTCTTCCTGTGTTGATTCAGAACCACCCTCAACATCAACGCTCCATTCACTATCAAGGATTAAAAGCTTTTTCAGGGTAAGCACAGCAGATATCTGGTCATCTGCTCTAGCCTCGTCATATATATCGTAGTTGCCCTTTTTCTGGAATAACTCATCAGGGTTATAAGGTTGATATTGGTATTTGTCAAATAGTGAGGAATCGGAGCGGGTTACCTCTTGAAAGAGTATCCCTTCCGGGTCTGGAATATCTTTTTCTGGGAATGCAGGTTCTTTTTGAAAGCTGATGTTTAACGGGCCAATTTGCAAATCATTTTAGTTGTCCTGTGGGCTGTCTTACTAGATGGTTGTTTTCAATATATATACAAATATAACACTATATGGTTTATTTGTCAAGTATAATTTGGTTATTTTATATATTCCAATTCCATAACCTCGTCAGGAATAAATATATCCCAAAACCCGTCGTTCCAATATTTTTTCCTTCTTAGCCACCCGTTTTCATTTGCTGCCAGTTGTGCTATTGTTGCCCTTTCTATATTGTATTTTGAAAACCCAAAATTCTCTACAACTTCCTTTTTGGCTTTAAAATCCTCTATGTTGGAAATTTCCTTAAAATAAACGACGGGCCATACTACAAATAATAAAACCAAAGTTGTCATCGAAACCGCAAGCAGAATTGTCCAGACGTCTTCATTCCCATAATGACACCTGCCCAAACCCATCCAAGATACAACACACACTACAGCCAAAAACCCAAATAACATTATCATTTATTCCCCCCTAATGTATAATTTAATATTTTCAGCCTATCCTTAATTTCAGATAGACATATAGTCTTAGCCTGACTAAACGAGCACTCGGTCAAATACATTTCTACCCAAACGCTAGTGGGTAAATGAATCATTCTAATATACCTATATCCGCTATTATTACTAAACGCATCAACTCTTATTTCGTTGGGTTTTATTTCCATAATTCAATATTTTCAGCTCTTTGTCAGTACACACACAGCAGGCAGTAATAAAACCCTCTGCCCTTTTCTTGTGGACATACTCGCATTTATTCAGTGCACTTATCCTATCCTTGTCATTATAAGCGTGCCTTTTCTTAAATCCCTTAATCAGCTTCTTTGTGGACATGCCCCCTCTTGGCCTCATCTTGACCCATATCGGAAAAACCTGTCCCCTGGGGGTACATATAGAAAACTTAAATATACCAAACTCGCTAAACTCTTTTAGTTCATAGAACAGAAACTGCATCTTTGCAAAGGCACTTTTCGGAACCCCGCCCTTTTCACAAAATATCTTATGCCAGAAGGGTTTGATATATACGCCGTTAGGCCTATACCTCAAATAGCTTTCAACTTTCCAGTCTAATTTAAATGTATCAGTTACACCGTCAGTATTCTTTATCGGCTCAACATAACCGCAAACAGCCAAATGACCAAAGAACTCTCTTAAATACGGATAATACAGTGGTTCAGATATTATCTTGAAATATATGTTGTTTCCCATCTCTATTTCCAGGTGGGCGTCAACAATAGGCTTTTGAAAAACTATGTCGTATATTTCTGTCACCAGTCCATCTCCTCGGTTAATCTATCCTCACCATAGGATACATCATCCTCGGTGAGAAAAAAGCCCTTTCTGCTGTCAGTATATAGGGCATAGCGAACAGCGTCGACACAATCATCATTAGCTTTTATCGGCACTTCCTTAACCGTGTTTTTCGCATCCCAAATATAACTGTCAAACTCCCTGAGAGTAAACTTGCATTCATTATTCACAAGGAGCTTTTTATTACCAAT